ACCTAAAAAAGCTCCAGCGTGATTTTTTTCAGACGAAACTGGCTCTCTAACACATTGTTGGACCCTCGTACTATTCTGTTAATATCATCCTCCAATGATAGAATAAATTTTATAATGGAAAACTAGGTTCAAAGTGTTAGACATATACGTCCCCTAACTTGTCAAGTGCTTGTAAACATCGCAGAACTAGTATGAGGGTTCAACAATGTGTTAGAGAAGTTTCGTAACAATAGGTAAGGAGTGAAATGCAAATGAAAAGGTTAACAAATATTCTAAACGAAAGTGAACACACTGAAATTTGGCACGACTATGATTCTGAGAGTACAACTAAAATTCCAACATACTTTCAAGTTCGCCCTTCAGCAACAATGGACGTAGTATCAGATGTATTTTTTCAAGATGGTAAGATTCAAAAGTTTGGAGTCAACGGACTTTCTAATGAAGATTTGTTGACTATGGTTATTTGCAGGATAGAACATTTACAAAATTCAAAATTTGCTTGCCATGAAAACAACATGGTGTTAAATAAATTAGAAGAAGCTTTAATGTGGATGAACAAAAGAAGCTTACGTATTAAATCGGAGGTGACCAGTTCCAATGGCAAAGAAGAAGGAACTACCAGCACAAAAACCAGCAACGTCACCTGAAGCTAGAGAAAACCAACTGGTTAATTTAGCGGTATCGTTAGCTGAGAAACAACTTCGTGAAGGGACAGCTGCTCCTTCAATCATAAATCATTATTTGAAAATAGCATCAACCCGTGAACGACTTGAAAGAGAAATTTTAGAAAAGCAATCTAAGTTAATAGAAGCTAAAGCTCTAAACATTAACAAAGATAGAGAGGCTGAAGAATTAGCTAAAGCAGCAATTGAAGCTATGAAGAATTACAACTCGGGGTCTTAACATGAGAACCTATAGCGAACTTATAACGTTTTCTAATTTTAAAGATAGGTTAGAATATTTAAAGTTACTAGACAACAACGTTACATCACCAAGACATATGTCTTCTAGTTTTTATAAATCTAAAACATGGAGAACAATCCGAAAGTCTATTATAGACCGTGACCTCGGTTTCGACTTAGGAGTTTTTGGTGTGTATATAGAAGGACCTATGTACGTCCATCACATCAACCCAATCGACGAATACGATATTTTAAATCAAACAAGAAAATTACTAGACCCTGAAAATTTAATAACGGTTTCAGGTAACACTCACAATCTCATACACTACAACAAACAGGAAAAAGAACAATGGGTTGAAAGAACCCCTGGTGATACTAAACTATGGTAAAATGAAAGGAGGTGTATACATTGGATTTGACTAAAAGCATCTTAGAAGAGATTAGAGAATCTGTGGGTCTAACTGAAACTTCTACAGAGTTCGATACTGAATTGATTCAACACATTAATGCAGCATTAGCCAAGCTTAACCAAAACGGAGTTGGTAAAGGTATCTTTATCAAAGACGCAACAACGACTTGGGGAGACTTCCAAGATTCTAGTCAAACTGTAGGTAACCAGTTCTTTCATTTAGTACCATTGTTTATAACACTAAGTACTAAGATAATCTTTGACCCTCCGCCTCCATCAAGTGTTCAGTTTTACGCTAGCAACGCTCAAGAGATTTTATGGCGGTTAAAGATTGCTTATGAGATTGGAGGAGAATAATCAAATGGAAAAATTTGACAACCTAGATGACGTTCTACAACACTGGGGCGTTAAAGGAATGAAGTGGGGAGTTAGACGAAAAAGTTTAAGTAAGTCTAGTAAAGGTCAAAATGACAACAAAACACCTGGAAGACTTAAACAAACGATTAACTCTAAGAAACGAGAAAACCAATGGAAGAAGATTTTAAACGACGTTGATAAGATGACCACTAAACAAATCAACACAACCGTTAAACGAGTCAGTCTAGAAAACGAACTTAAGAATCTATCTAAAGTAAAAGGTATTAGTAAGTCTCAGCTTACTATGGCTAAGAAAGCTAAAAAAGATTATCTGAGAAGAGATAAAATGTCAGACCAAGAACTCAATCGTAAGATACAAAGATATCGAGCTATTGATAGTTTACAACGAAGTTCCAACCGAGCTACCGAAAGACAAAGATTAATAGGTATGCAGATAGCTAACGCAGCAGGACCACTAGCAGTTAAGTATGTTACTAATGGTGGGAAACTTACTAGTAAAGATGTATCAGCAGCTGTCGATTCAGTTGTTAATGCTAATCTACCAAAGAATCAAATAATTGCTAACATGCGTAAAGCAGCGACAGACAATAACAATTAGAGAGGAAGTGGTCTGACATCTAATACATGGGGAGGGAGGAGAATAGATGGCTTTATCCAACACCGCTATACCTATAGAATACGGTAAATTCAGAGAGAAAGTTTTAAGAGGTGACATACCCGTCAACGAAGAGATATCCTTACAGATGAACCGAATAGACTTCCTTATAGAATCACCTGATTACTATTACGACGACGAGGCTATTAAAGGTTATATTAATTTCTGTGAAAACGAACTAACTCTAGCTGATGGTGGAGACTTAACATTGTTACCCTCATTCAAACTATGGGCTGAAGATTTACTAGCATGGTTTTATTTCGTTGATGAAAAAGTATGGAATCCAGACAAGAAACGATACGAGATTATCACCAAGAAGAAACGGTTAGTTAATAAACAATATCTTATAGTTTCTCGTGGTGGAGCTAAGTCTATGTACGCATCTACTATACAACAATATTTCCTAGTAGCAGACACTTCAACAACTCACCAGGTAGTCACTGCTCCTACTATGAAGCAAGCAGAGGAGACTATGAATCCTGCTAGAACTGCTATATCTCGAGCTAGAGGTCCTCTATATCAGTTCTTGACTCAAGGTAATATTCAATCGAATAGTTGGAGTAAAGTAAAACTAGCCTCAACAAAAAAAGGTATTGAAAACTTCCTCACGAACTCTAAAATCGAGGTTAGGGTTATGTCTATTGACAAGCTACAAGGATTAGGTACTAAGATTAACTCTGTAGATGAATGGTTATCTGGTAAAGTAAAGGAAGATGTTATCGGTGCTCTTGAACAGGGTGCTTCTAAGGTTGATGACTATGTTATTCTTGCAACCTCTTCTGAAGGTACTACCCGTAACGGTGTTGGAGATACCATCAAGTTAGAACTACAAGATATTTTAAGAGGAAATTACTTCGACCCACATACATCTATATGGCATTATAAATTAGATGATATTAGAGAGGTAGCACATCCTGAAATGTGGCTTAAGGCAAATCCTAATCTAGGAGCTACTGTATCTTATGAAACATATGAGAAAGACGTCAACCGAATGGAAGCCGTACCATCTGAACGTAACGATATCTTAGCGAAGCGTTTTGGAATACCAGTCGAGGGTGCGACATATTTCTTTAAATACGAAGACACATTGCTTCACAGACCACAAAACTTTGATAACATGTTATGTGCAATGGGCGGTGACTTATCTCAGGGTGACGACTTTACTGCTTTCACATTCCTGTTCCCTCTGGGTAATGGGTTCTTCGGCGTCAAAACTCGGTCATATGTTTCTGAGTTAAAAGTTAGAAAACTAGATGCTGCCATGAAACAGAAATATCAAGAGTTCATTAATGAAGGGACCCTGATAGTTATGCCAGGGGCTGTATTAGATATGACCCAGGTCTATAGAGACCTCGACGACTTTATCATCGAACACCAATATACAGTAGTAGCATTTGGATACGACCCTTACAACGCTAAAGACTTAGTTGAATTATGGTCTAGAGAACATGGAGAGTATGGTACTACGGTAGTTAGACAGGGAGCTAAGACTGAGTCGGTTCCTTTGGGTGAACTAGGCAATCTAGCATCTGAGAGATTGTTGTTATTCGATGAAGAATTAATGAAGTTCGCTATGGGTAACGCTATAGCAATTGAAGATACTAATGGTAACCGTAAGTTATCTAAGAAACGAGACAGCGAAAAGATTGATAATGTTGCTGCGTTATTAGACGCTTGGGTTGCTTATAAACGGTTCCAGGAGGCGTTCGAATAATGAAATTTAAAGACAGATTATTACATGCCTGGAACACGTTCACTAAGAATGAACTCGCACATACTTACGACTACGGTTACTCATCATCAAGAGCTACTCATAAGACACGTAATTCTTTCAACACTTCGTCTTATGTAACATCTATATACAACCGAATAGCAATGGATGTATCTATGACTAGTTTTAAACACGTCAAGGTCAACCTAGAGAACGAAGACATAACTGACTTAAAGACTGGTCTTAATAACTGTCTTACCGTTGAAGCCAACCTTGACCAAACTCACATCCAATTCATTCAAGATTTGGTGTATTCGATGTTTGATGAGGGAGTCGTAGCTGTAGTACCAATAGAGACTACAATCTCACCAGAAGTAAGTGGGAGTTATGATATCAATTCATTACGAGTTGGTAAAATTGTGAACTGGTTTCCAAAGCATGTTGAAGTAAAAGTATACAACGAGGATACAGGTCAAAATGAGAACATTATCCTTAGTAAACGAAACGTAGCTATCATCGAGAATCCTTTGTATGCTGTGGTTAACGATGAGAACTCGACTTTAAAACGATTAATACACAAGCTTAATCAACTAGATGATATCGATGCTTTAGCCGCATCTAGTAGGCTTGATTTATTAATATCTATTCCTTATGGAATCAAGACTGACCAGCAGAGACAGATGGCTGAAAGAAGAATTGCTGATATTGAAGCTCAATTAGCGTCTGGTCGAAATGGTATTGCGTACATTGACGGTACTGAGAAAGCTATGCAGCTTAATAGACCTGTTAACTCACAGTTACCAGAGACGATTAATACTCTAACGCAACAGTTTTACAATCAATTGGGTCTAACGAAAAATATATTTGATGGCACAGCAAGCGAAGCGGAAATAAGAACATACTATAGTAGAACCATTGACCCAATAGTGGACAACATCGTTGCAGAGTTCAATCGTAAATTCTTAACTAAGACTGCCAGAACTCAAGGTCATAAAATTATGTATTACCGTGACATGTTCAAGTTAGTTCCTGTTGAAACAGTGGCTAATCTTGGTGACGCTTTAAGACGTAACTACATTGCTTCATCTAACGAGATTCGTAAGATTATAGGATTGAGACATTCAGATGACCCTCGTGCAGATGAACTATTCAACCCTAACATCGCAGACAGTAATCAAGCACCATCAACATCTGCGGTCAGTCCTAAACAACCAGAGGAACAACAGGTAGAACCTACCGAAGAAGAGTAGCACCTTGGGTCGCTCACGTCCCCTGACACTTGTCTAAATGTGTGGTTATATTTTGGAAGGAGGTAGAATGTCTAGTGGATAAGAAAACCTATGACTTTGCTGGATGGGTCACTAAGCATGATATTCGCTGTTCAGACGGTGTAACTATCAAGCATGATGCGTTCAAAGACAATGATGGACAGCAAGTACCTTTAGTGTGGAACCATGATTACAACAGTCCTAGTAATGTATTAGGTCACGTAGTTCTAAAACATGCAGATACTGGCGTCTACGGCTATGGTTATTTTAATGATAGTGATGATGCTAAGAATGCGAAAGAGCTAGTTAAACATGGTGATATTTCATCTATGTCTATTGGTGCTCGTAAGTTAAAGAAAGCTGGTAATGATATTATTCATGGACTTATTTATGAAGTAAGTCTAGTACTAGCTGGAGCTAATCCTGGTGCAAGAATTGAAACTGTGGTACAACATTCAGACGATGGTAATAATGAGGAACGTGGTATCATTCACACTGGTACTCTTATTCATTCTTCTGATGATATTTTAGAACATAAAGATGAAGAAGGAGGTACTGAAGTGGCTGATAAAACTATTGAAGAAGTCATTGAAACTATGAATGACGAACAGAAAGAAGCTGTATATGCGTTATTAGGCTTAGTAACTAGCGACGATGATGCAGAAGACACAGAAGGTTCTGATAAAGATGACACTGTAAACCATAATATGGATGGAAAAGGAGATGGAGAAACTATGAAACATAACGTATTCGATAAAGATTCAAAAGGTGCAGAGGAAGTTACATTAAAACATAGCATCAATGAGGTGCTTAAACAAGCTCAACAAACTAAAGCTTCATCATTTAAAGATATGATTGCTGCTGACGAAACTCTTAAACATGGTATCAACTCAATCGAAATGTTGTTCCCTGAAGCA